CAACGACTATCTAAAAGCAGAGCATATATTGCCCCATGACGTTAGGGTCAGGGAATTAGGCACAGGTAAGAGCCGAATGGAAATGCTTGAGGAAGCTGGACTAGAAGTTAAGATTGCTCCCAGAATGGGACTAGACGATGGCATCCAAGCAGTAAGAAGGTTGCTGCCAAGGTGCTGGTTCAATGTTCCTAAAGTGCAGACAGGCTTGAACTGCCTGAGAAACTACCGCAGAGACTACGATGAAAAGCGTAAGATATTCTATGAGCGTCCGTTACATGATTGGTCTAGTCATGGCTCTGATTCTTTCCGTTACTTAGCACTAGGATTAGATGAAGGCCATTCAACGTGGTCTAAGCCGATTAACTCAGTACAGAAGTGGATTGTTTGATGTATGTACAAATGCAGGGGGTAAATCTAGCCCCTAAAGTAAAAGAACTTGAAAAGCGTCTTGAAATGTTGGAAAATGTGGTAAAAGCATTACAATTGGACAAACCCCGAATGGGTCGCCCTCCAAAGGACAAGCATGGAACAGAACGAACTGAAGTCAATACTACAGGCAGAGATTGATGACGCTATTGGCTTCATTGAAAGCGAAACTGTTGAACAGCGCAAACAGGCTTTGGAGGCTTATCTCAGGCAGCCATATGGTAATGAAGTTGAGGGTAAGTCTCAAATCGTTACTGGAGAAGTGGCAGAAGCAATAGATGGTGCGCTACCTAGCTTAGTTCGTATCTTCACAGGCTCAGACAATATCGTAGTCTTTGAGCCACAAGGCCCAAGGGATGAAGCCTCTGCCAAGCAAGCTACAGACTACTGCAACTGGGTTTTTAATCGTGATAACGAAGGCGTGTCTATTTTGCACGATTGGTTTAAGGACGCTTTGCTTCAGAAAAATGGAATTTTGAAAGCGTACTGGCAGGATAAAGAAGACATTACTAAAGAGCGTTACTTTGACTTGTCTAACGATGAGTTAGCAATGCTGATGAGTGATGAGACTATGGAGATAGTCGAGCAAGATACGACAGAGTTCCCGATATTTGACCCAAATGGTATGCCAGTTGTTGACCCTATGGGTGTTCCCGTGATGGGAGCAACTACAAATGTTGTGGTGCAACAAAAGAAAAAGTCAGGCAAAGTAACGATTGAGAACGTACCCCCAGAGGAGTTCTTGATTAGCAAGAAGGCTAGAACTATTGCTGATTCGCCTTTCGTAGCCCACAGGCAGATGTTGACTCGTAGCACTTTGATTGCTATGGGCTTTAACAAGAAGCAGGTAGAAGGCTTGCAGATGGGTGATGCACTAGCGTACACACCAGAGCGTGTGGCTCGTTACGCAGCAGGTGAGCAACCTTACCAAACTCAGACAGATGACCCTGCGATGCAAGAGATTGAAGTCTTTGAGTGCTATGTCAAAACTGATATAGATGGCAAAGGCATTGCTACACTGGTTCAAGTGTTTTACGCTTCTAATGAAATCCTAGAGGATGCCAAGGGTAAGGAAATGGTTGAGGAAGTGGACTATGTTCCTTTCCACTCAATCTGTCCTATCCCAATTCCGCATAAGTTCTTTGGTAACTCGTTAGCTGACAGAACAGTTGACTTACAGTTAATCAAAACCACTATCACTCGTCAGATGTTGGATAACTTATATCTGACAAACAATGCTCGTGTGGTTGCGGTTGAAGGCCAAGTAAACCTAGATGACCTGCTTACATCTACCGCTGGCGGCATTATTCGCGCCAAGTCACAAGGTGCTGTGCAACAGTTAGTTGTTCAGAACGTGGCTTCTCAGGCTTTCCCAATGCTTCAGTATCTGGACACAATTCAGTCTAAGCGTACAGGCGTGTCTGATGCCTCACAAGGGTTAGACCCCTCTGTTTTACAGAATGTTACGGCAGCCGCGGTAGCTTCTATGCAACAAGCTGGCGCAGGTAAGATTGAGTTAATGGCTCGTATCTTTGCTGAGACAGGCGTTAAGTCTTTGTTCAAGGGCATACTACATTTGTTATGTAAGTACCAAGACAAGGCTCGTTTGGTGCGTATGCGTGGTGAGTTTGTAGAGTTTGACCCTCGTACATGGGCTAACCAATACGATGTGTCTATCAACGTAGGTTTAGGTGCTGGTAACAGACAAGAGCAGATGGCTATGTTGTCAATGGTTCTTGCTAAACAAGAGCAGTTGATTGGTCAGTACGGCCCTGCTAACCCTTACGTTTCACCTGCTCAGTATCGTGGCACATTGGGACGCATGGTTGAGATTGCAGGCTTTAAGGACTCTGCTGAGTTTTATAAGCCTATTACGCCAGAGCAAGACCAAGCGTTAAGTAATCCTCCTCCACAAGAGCAACAGATGCCCCCAGAGATACAGGCACTGATGGCTAAAACTCAAGCTGAGATACAAGCTAACCAAGCCAAAGCACAAGCTGACTTGCAGATGCAACAACAGCAGATGCAGATTGATATGCAGATGGCACAACAGAAGGCTGCCCTTGAAATGCAATTGATGCGTGAGAAAGAACTGGCTAAGTTGCAGCTAGAGCGTGAGAAACAACAGGCTTACTTTGCGCTGAAGCAACAAGAGTTTGAAGCAGAAGCCCAACTGAAAGCAATGAAGATTGGTGCTGGCATTACATCCAACGTAGAAATTAGAGGTTAATAATGGCTATATCTGATGCAATGCGTTATCGAATGAACACAGGTGGTTCTGCGGAAGACCTGTACGCAACCATTCGTGATTTTCTTTCCGCAAGCCCAGATGCTGCTGCTACTCAGGCGGCTATGCGTCAGTATGGCATTTCTGGTGAAGATGTAGCCAACGCAACTGGCGGTGCTTCTGGTGGTTTGCTAGGTGGCAATATTATGGCTGGTGCTAGTTGGAATAGTACCAACACAGCATTGCAAAACGCTTTGACTGAGGCTACTGGTCAAGCTACTACAAATGTAGCTATAGGTGGTTCTACTACTTCTGATACTTTAAAACAACTTAATACATTCTTAGCAGGTGGTGGTCAGTTTGACCCTAACGCTACTGTTTACTTGCAAGCAGGTGGTGTTGACTTCATTACTGGTGTAGATAAAGGTGTTGTTAAAGACAACCTAAACCAGATTGTTAAAACTTTGGGTGACCAAGGTGTTAATGTTGTTCTTACTGGTTCACCTTACGCTAAGTCAGTTGACGATGTAATCAATAACAACTTTGACCCTAAAGTTGACCAGATTTATAACGATGTAGCCAAAGCTAACTCTAATGTTGCTTTGGTTGGTACTCAAGGTGAGATTCTGCAAAACAAAGCATTGTTGGTAGACGCTTTACATACCAATGCTGAAGGTACAGCAATCTATAACCAATCTGTTATTGATGCTTTATCACAGTTTAAGAATGAAGTGCCATCTAGCACTCCGCAAGCTATTGCACAAGTACAGAAGTCAAATACTGTAGCTACAACTACTCCAGTAATTACTCAAGCTGCTGCTAGTCCTCCTATTGCTCAAGCATTGGCTATACAAAGTGTCGATAGTTTAATTAAAGCTGGTAATTTAAACCCTGCACAAATAGCTGCCGCAACAGGTGTTCCAGTTGGTGACATTGTTTCTCAAGCAGCTGCTTTAGCCCCATTTCAAGGCTCTACAAAATTAGGCGATACTTATGTAAGCCCTAATTATGAAATTACACAGTCTGGTGAAGAGCAAATAGTAGGTGGTCTTCAAAGCATTTCTACATCTAAAGTTAGTAGTGAACAAGGAAGTAGAACTGAACTTTATTCTCCAACTGGAGAACTTACGAATGTTGGAACTTACGACAAAGGGCCATCATTCTTTGGTGGTTTAGCACAAGCGTTTAATGACCCTGTTGTTCAACTTGCTTTCTTGGGTTTAGGTGGCGGTGGTGCTTTAGGTAACGCTTTAGGTCTAACAGGCTCTACAGCACAAGCAGTTGGCACAGGACTTTTTAAAGGCGGTGCTGCTGCGGCTGGTGGTGCTAGTCTTGAAGATGCACTTAAAACAGGCTTGTTAAGTGGTGGTTTAGTTTATGGTGGTAATGCTCTTAATAACTATTTAACTACAGGCTCAAC